AAGAGATGATGTGAATAACTCAGTAACCAAACTGGTTGGTGAGCAGATCCAGAAACAGTTTGACTTCTTTGAACAGTCAAGTGCGGCATCAGGTATTGATTACAAATTCACAGGTAGAATCGAGATGCTAGATGGTGGTAACGGAGCGAGCACACCAAATGTGTTAGAAACATTTGAGTTATACGGTGCTTACATTGAAAACGTGAACTACAACACACTAGCATACGCAACTTCAGATCCAGCAACTATCACTATGTCAGTGAGATACGACAACGCAATCCAAACGCCAACAGGCACAGGAATTGGAACAGCAGTAGCTAGAACAATCGGTACTCTAAGTACTGGTGGTGGACAGTAATACAAAATTAAGTTAGCAATTATAAACAAAAAAGCGTCTTTATAGGCGCTTTTTTTGTGACTATAAATAACACTATGCCAAGCATTAACAATTATCTACAAGGTTTCCAAGACGGTCTGCCCGGAATGAAGGATTACCAACACGCATCAAGATTGTACATAGACAACAATCACAAGCTGATGCCAAAACAAAAATTCCTGTTCCACGTGGTGTTCAACACAGACGAGACATTGTTCTCAAATGGTTTCAATTCCGGCGAGAGATACGAACTGAACATGTTGGTCAAGAGTGCCGACCTACCAAAGTATGACATGAGCATGGAAGAGAAAGTGCAGTACAACAAGAAGATGTACACGGCAACCAGGATCGCATACGAACCAGTGAACATAACATTCCACGATGACCACGCAGACACTGTCAATGCGTTCTGGAAGAAATACTACGAGTACAACATAGCAGACTCCATAGGTATGAACTCGGACCTAACAATTTCTAACACCAAAGACGATTACTACGAGTTTGGAGATAATAGAGCAACAACAAAATTTGGGCTAGACACTCCAAAACAAAGACGAAAACCTTATCTAAAAGGCATAGAAATTTTCGTGTTACACAAACAGAGGTTCACGTCAATGACATTGGTAAATCCAGTGATAGGATCGTTCTCCCATGACAACCTGGACCAAGCCGACGGCACTGGGGTGCTACAGAACACCATGCAGATATTGTACGAGACGGTGATATACAAGTCAGGCATAGTCAATAAAAACAATGTACCGGGATTCGCCACAATAAATTATGACAACTCTCCTAGTCCGTTGACTGTGTTAGGTGGGGGAACCAATAGCATCTTTGGGCCAGGAGGCGTGGTCGATGGCATAGGATCTGTTATTAGGAATGTCAATAATGGGAATATACTAGGTGCAATATTAAGTGCATCAAACACCTACAATAATGCTAAAAAAATTAAAAAGGGTGATGTGAAGGAAGAACTAAAAGGCATAGCAAAAGACGGTGTGCTAGAGGTAGGCAAACAGGCTGGCAGTATCACCAATCCTGTGTCACAGTTTTCAGTTGGTGCCGCAGTGGCCGCCGGCGTTGTACTGGCATCTGCAAGGGGCACAGCAGACAACAAAAATCAATCCAACAACACTGTGATATCAAATCCATCACAAGATACTAATACGTATCTAACTGCGGATGAGGCATTTAATCTTGTGTCCAATGACAGCAATATCAGAGATGAGATCGCGGCTGGCATATACTACAAAGACATAGGTTCTCGTAAAGCGTTGACTGTTGCAGAATCAGATGTGGAATACACAGGATCAGCTGACAACATAAAAAATGTTTATACCAACAAGGCAATTACAGACATCAGGAAATTAGTCACAGAGGGATATATAAAAATTGATAGGCAAACACAGGACGTGGCTATCGCAACAGAGAAAGCATCATTATAATGGCTGAATTTTACACAAACTTACCTCCCAAGCAGAAAGACGAGCTTGATAAAACTATTGAGAAACTTACGACCACTGATTACCAAACTGAATACCAATTCAACGTAGGTGAATACGATGCAACTGTCGCCTTTTTTGTAAAACGTAATTTTAGTAGAACAGCCGCGGAGTCCACTGCTTATGCGATACTATCACAGGCCAAGATCGACAACATCAAACCACAACAAATTCTAGACCAACTGACATACGCCAATCCGGCACTTTTGTCTGAGTTAATCACTATAATTTTAAACGCCAACAGGTACAAGTCAAGTAGGCTGGGTGTAAGGAAAACGCTGGCCGCAAAAGAGACGGTATCTAGAAACATAATAAACTAATGCTACCTAGATTTGCAAGAGGGAAGTTCTCTCCCAAGAACCAAGAGAAGTACGTGGGCACTAAGACACCAACATATAGGTCAAGTTGGGAACACTCGTTCATGAGACTGTGTGATGAACACCCCAACGTTTACCAATGGGCAAGTGAATCAATAAAGATACCTTACAGACATCCATTCACTGGCAAATACACAGTGTATGTTCCTGACTTTTTTATAGTTTATCAAGACAAGCAAGGAAAGAAACATGCAGAAATGGTCGAAGTCAAACCCATGAGTCAGACCACCATGGAAGCGGCAGGCAAGAGCATGGCGAAGAAAAAACAAGTCGTAATAAACATGGCCAAGTGGGAGGCCGCGAATGCATATGCCAAACAGAGAAAGATAAGATTCCGTGTGGTGTCAGAAGAACAGTTGTTCCACAACGGCAAACGTAAGTAAATACGAGCATGACAAAGAAATTAGAAGATATATTAAATTTACCAAATGTAAAAGAAGCATTCAAAGAGGTAGATAAAAAGGAAAAAGACAAAAAAATTAAAGAGGCCAACGGTCAGAATGCCTCAACCAAGAACCTAGATCCAAAAACACAGGCCAACCTACAAAAAAGTTACGCAGAGTTTGACAAGATAGCGGCCGCATTACCACAGGTGAAAGGACTGGGAGAGCTATCAGACCTGGAACTTGATAAACTGGCCATAGAGGCTGAAGAAAGTTACAAGAATCTAATGGATCTTGGCATGAACGTGGACTCACGGTACTCGGGGCGTATATTCGAAGTTGCCGGTAATTTCCTACGGAACGCCATAGATGCCAAGGGCTCCAAGATAGATAAGAAGCTAAAAATGGTTGAATTACAGCTTAAAAAAATGAAGATGGATCAGGGCAACAAGGATGGTGGCCCTATAGAAGAAAGTGATGGATTTGTTATATCGGATCGTAACGAATTAATGAAAAAACTACTTAAAAAAGATTAATGAAACTGCCTGAAAATTTTTGTTCAGCGCCGTTCCTACAACTACAAACTTCTCACAATGATAATTGTGGTCCTTGTCCCCAAAATCCAAATCTTTGGCGGGTGGCAGGAAGTATAACAAATAAATGGCAATCTAAAGAGCTTCAAAAACTAAGGCAAAGTTTCCTCAGCAATAAAAAAGATCCACAGTGTAAAAGCTGTTGGAAAGAGGAAGAAGCCGGGAAAAAAAGCCTGCGTTTAAGATTGGCAGAACATAAAGGAAGTAAAAATACAAAAAAAATATTTGAAAAATACATACAAACGAAAAAATATCTTGAATATCCAAGAGTGCTTACAATCATACCAGGAAATGAATGTAATTTAGCCTGTCCGTCATGTGATGGAAGACATTCCAGTAAATGGAACAGTTTGATTGATAACGGAGATTACAAATTTCAATCAATAAAAATGAATTGGAACTTGTCAGATGCTGATTATCAAGATATTGTTGACAATTCGGAGAAACTACAGAAGATAGAACTGTTCGGCGGAGAACCATTCCTTAACAAACGTAATAAAAAATTGTTGATAGATAAACTTATTAAAAAAGGTACCGCAAAAAAAATTACACTGTATTTCAACACAAACGGTACACTGTTTGACGACAAATACATGAAGAATATCACTGAAAATTTTAAATTTGTAGAAATAAGACTGTCCATGGACGGGTTGAATAAACAATTCGAGTATCTTCGTTATGGAGCAGACTTTGAGAAAGTCTGTATAAATGCTAAAAAATTTAAGGCACTACCAAACACTGATTTTGAAATTATATGTACTGTTTCTATTTTTAATTTGCTTTCCCTCGGAGATATAGATAATTTTTGCAAAGAACAAAATTGGACTGTGCATTACAATATGGCAGGATGGCCGGCAAGGTTGTTGCCCCACAACATACCTGAAAATGTAAAGAAATACATTAAATTAAGCGAAAAATTTATCTATATTGAAAAGTATACTAATCTGCATGTTTGCGACGAGAATGCATGGAAACATTTTGTTGAATATACCAAGGAATTAGACAAAAATAGAGGTTTATCGTTTAAAAATACATTCCCTAGACTATATCAGGCAGTCAAAAAATACGGCTATGAATGATCAATAAAGGCTAAATATTGCATATGAGCACATTTAAAGACTACCTAACAGAAGCAGTAAAGTCATATGACTACAAAATAAAGATCGCTGGTGCATCTAAAGACATCGACAAGAATGCGTTAGAAACAGCACTACAAAAATTTGATCTTGCTAGTATGTCGGCAGGTAAGACTACACCAATCATGACACTACCACTTGATTTTCCTGCCTTAAGTAATGAGTCAGTGACGATATTTGACGTTACAACGAATTATCCAGAGTCACCGAGAGTGATGCAAGAATACCTTTCAGACTTACTTAGGATTCCAATGTCACACATGGTTGTTAGAAAACCAGGAGAACCTACAGAAGAATACCAAGACGAGATGCAAGTCGCAAAAAAATCAGAGTTTGCAAACAAATTGGCAAGCGTAGAAACAAAATTCCAAGAGCATCCAGTTAAAGGTGAAGAGCACTATGGCGACAAACACAACATGGGCTTACTCAAAGAACTATTAAAAGATAGAGAAACTAATCCGGTAGATGCTCCTAAAGAAAAGTCAAACATAATGCCAAACGAGGATGACAAGACTGCAGGGTCACCGATAAGTACAGGACCGGGACCAGTCAAAGGAAATCCACATCCAACGGCACTACAGGGTTTTAAACAATAAAGGAAAAAAGTTATGGAAATGATCGACGTACTACAAAAATTAAGAGAAATAGCAGAGACTAAACCAGAGTTAGTTGCAGACGCCGTTGACAATGTTCAGAGAACAAATCCTAAACAAGAAGTTGCAGAAGGTGGCATGAAAGATTACTTGCACGACGAAGCAGAGAAATTATCTAGAGAAGAATTCATTAAAAAGCACGGTGAAAGTTTAGCGGGTTTTTGGGATTCAATAAACGGTAGCCAAGAAGCAGTAGAAGGCAAAATGCCTGCAGGCCTAAAAGCATACCATGATAAAAAAGCAGGCAAAGAAGAAAAAGATGATAAAAAAGAAACTGTGAAAGAGGATATAAAGATATCAGCAGACACTCCTCAAGAAGCAGGCATGATGATGCAAATTTTAAAACTAGCAGGTGTACAGCCAGTAGACACAGCAATGATGAATCAACCTGATCAGGACATGGAACCTAAACCAGACATGGATCAAGACGATGCTATGGGCTCTATGCAAATGGCTAAGATGAGAGACATGATGACTGCACCAGATGAAGAAAAAGCGGCAGAAACATTCGCAAACGAACCTGAAGAAAAAGTTCAGGATGTTGATTCATTGGTGAACAAACACTCAGGTGGATTAAACAGACAGAAAAGTTCTTTCTCAAGAGCAGAACCAGGTGATAATCCAATGACTGCAGAAGACAAGATCACTGAACAAGAGTTGGCAAATAGTCTTAGAACACAGTATGAAAATTTCAAAGAAGCATACCATAAAAAAGCAAAGATGGATGAAGCACCGAAACCTGACTTCCTAGACATGGACAAAGACGGCGATAAAAAAGAACCAATGAAGAAAGCCGTTAAAGACAAAGAAGAAAAAGAAGCAAAGTAATACTTTTCCAAGTACTAAAACAGCGTTAAATACTACACCATGGCGTATGTATCACTAGATAGCGACCAAATAAAGAAGGCGCACAAGAAACACAAATACACAAAAGAGCAGGTAGAACAACTCGAGAAGTGTATGGACAAAAAGACTGGTCCATTGTTCTTCATGAAAACATTCATGCAGATTCAACATCCAGTAAAAGGATCAATGCCATTTGAACCTTATCCATATCAAGAGAGATTGATCAACAGTTACAACGATCATAGATTTTCAATTGCCATGTTACCTAGACAGACAGGAAAGACAACCTGTGCCTCTGGGTTTCTTATTTGGTATGCTATGTTCAGACCAGATTCACAGATACTAATCGCGGCACACAAATACGCAGGTGCATCAGACATCATGTCAAGGGTGCGTTATGCTTATGAGATGTTGCCAGCATGGATCAAAGCAGGTGTAACACAGTACAACAGGAACAGCATAGAATTTGATAACGGATCAAAAATTATGGCAACCACAACAACTGAAAACACAGGGCGGGGTATGTCACTTACATTAATATACTGTGATGAGTTTGCGTTCGTGCAACCACCAGAAAAAGCCAAAGAATTTTGGACTTCACTATCTCCAACATTGAGTACGGGTGGTAAGTGTATGATTACATCAACACCTAACTCAGATGAAGATCAGTTCGCATTGATCTGGAAAGAGGCTAATAAAAGATTTGACGAATATGGCAATGACCAGATTACAGGAACAAACGGTTTCTATGCCATGAAAGCACACTGGTCAGAACATCCTGACAGAGATGAAGAATGGGCCCAAGCAGAGAAGGCCAGAATAGGTGATGAGAGATTCAGAAGGGAACACGAATGTGAATTCTTAATCTTTGATGAAACACTTATAGATAGCATCCACTTGGCAGACATGGAGGCCGCGGCCCCTGTAGAAACAACAGGACAGGTACGTTGGTTCAAGCGTCCAACACCAGGAATGACCTATATGGTATCGTTAGATCCTAGTATGGGTACAGGTGGAGATTATGCCGCAATACAAGTTTTTGAATTGCCTACATTCGAACAAGTAGGTGAATGGCATCATAACACAACACCAATGAATCAACAGGTAAGAATACTCCAAGGAATCACAAAACACCTACATGAATCAATCATGGAAAAAGATGCAACAGCAACACCACAAATATTTTATTCTATGGAGAACAACTCAATCGGAGAGGCGGCACTGCTAAGGGTAATGGACCTAGGTGAAGAAAACATAATGGGCATGTTCTTGTCAGAGCCCATAAGGAAAGGACACAGAAGAAAATTTAGAAGAGGATTCAACACAACAGCAAAACATAAGATAGATGCATGTACAAAATTCAAAGAACTTGTAGAAAACAATAAAATGAAGATAAACTCACAGTTGCTGATATCAGAACTTAAAGACTTTGTTGCCAGTGGTATGAGTTTTAAAGCAAAACCGGGTCAACACGACGACCTTGTAAGTTCTTGTTTACTAATGACTCGTATGATGAAAGTACTGGCAGATTTTGACCCTAAAATATTCGAGAAATGGACAGACAGAACAAGTGAGATCACACCCATGCCCATATTTGGAACGTTCACAGGATAATAAATACACTATATGAACCCTAAAAATTCAGAAGATTTATTCAACAAGATCAGATCACAGTTCTCAAACATTAGATTAGGTGATGAGAATGGGGCCGCTACAGCAGACCCAAGCAGTGCAGTATTTTTTGAGTTTGAATTCCAAGAAGACGCAGACACATTTGGGTCTGTCAGCATCAGTCTAGCAGATGGTGAGAACATGAAGGTGTACTACAACAGAGATCTAGTCAGCAAGATAGACGAAGATAGCAGAGACGAATGGTATGCTTTCCTTAAAGAATTGAAAGACTTCTCTGTGGAGCATCAACTGAGATTTGACGTAAGAGATATCACTAAAAATAACCTAACGAAGCAGGATTATGAAAATCTTGCAGATACGAACAAAACGGTAAATACTGATGAAATGTCAGAAGAACTAGCAAGAATCTCAAAATTAGCAGGCGTTACTGAAGGCCTAACTGGAACAGCAAAACGTTCATACGAGAATCTAGAAAAAACAAGATTAATAATCAGACACAAAGGCAAAGTTGACGAAACTGTGCCGGGTGCAAGATCAAGACAGATACAATCACTATACATCGAAAATGAGGATGGTGAAAGATTCAAGTATCCACTTACACACCTAGCAGGTGCAAGAGCAATGATGAGACACGTGTCAAATGGTGGAAGACCACATGACGAGTTTGGACAGCACATTGTTTCGACATCAGAGGACATAGCAAAATTAAATTCATTCTCAAGATACGTCACCAACAAAGATCAGTTAAATGATAATGCAGGTGACATCATTGAACAGACTAAATTGAAACTTGAAAATTTAAGAGGTTACATGAAGAACCTTTCAAACCAAACACACTACGAAAACGCAAGTAAAGATTTCAAAACAGCAGAAGAACAAATATTAGATGATGAAACTGTTAACAAAATGAGAGAGAAGTTCACAATGACCAACCTAGACAGCAGAGTTGAAGACGCACTACCGATCATAAACAAAATAATGAGTGAGCTAGAAGCACCTAAAGAAGAGGCACAAGTGAATGAATTAGATCCAGGTGACGAGCCAATTGACGCACCAATACAGGCACCAGTTGATCACGGTGCGGTCGTACAGAGTTTCTTGAATGATCCTGATCAAAAATTAGTACTAAGAAAAGACGACACAGCAGACAAGATGCTGAAAGTAACAAAATTCACAAACAAGAACACAATGTTAAGTTCTATACTATCAGACATAGCAAGTAGGCTTCTGACTAAATCAGGTGAGGAAGATAGGGTGGCAAACTTTGCTTCAAGAGTTGCAGATGAGATGGAACAAGAGAATTCAGCAACATTCAAAGCTACACCAGACTACATCAAAAATAAAAAGATCGCAGTGCAGTTGGCTAAAAGATACATTGACGACTACAAGAAAATGCAGTCTGAACCAGGTTACACAGATCAAGTGAGAATGGATCCAGCAGATTTCAGTCCTAAGAAAGACATCAAAGGTAAAGCAAAAGAAACCGAAGCATTTGAGTCATGGGTTGATGAAACAGTGAATGAATATGCGACGGCACCCAGAGACGAAAAAGACAGACAAGAAAAATTAGATGCACTCGCCGACCTAGAGAAAAATCCAAAACTTAAAGACCCGGAAAGCATCGAGGCAATTAAGAGTCGTCAAAAAGAATTAATGACAAAAGAGCCAGTTGCGGCAGAAGGAAATGAATTTGCAAACGCAGTAAGAAAAGCAAAAGCGGCAGGCATGAAGGCAGGCGACAAGTTCAAAGTAGGCGACCAAGAATACGCCCTAAAAGATGCCATTGAGATGGCAGGACTACAACTTGAAGAATTTTTCTCAGAAGAAGACGATGAAGCAGAAGCACAACCATCTGCAGATGCACAAGCAGAAGCTGAAAAGATCAACACAGAATTAGATAGAATCAAACAACTAGCTAACATCTAATAATAAAACCTCCACATTACCAATAATAGTAGTAGACAACTGATAAATATAGTTGTATATTAAGTACTATATGTCTAATATACACTTAGGCAAACTAAAACAAACATAGGCACACAAGGAGGCTTACATTATGGCATCATTAGCTGAAATAAGAGCGAAGTTGAAATCTCAAGAAGTGAATCGCTCCACTTCCAACACAGGCGGAGACAACGCCATTTATCCACATTGGAATATAGCAGAAGGATCAGAAGCAGTAGTTAGATTCTTACCCGATAAGGATACAAACAATACATTTTTCTGGACTGAAAGAAACATGATCAAATTACCTTTCGCAGGTATTAAAGGTCAGACTGATTCTAGACCAGTGCAGGTACAAGTACCGTGTATGGAGATGTACGGCAAGACTTGTCCAGTACTAACGGAAGTTAGACCATGGTTCAAAGACAAGAGCATGGAAGATATGGGCAGAAAATATTGGAAAAAGAAAAGTTACATTTTCCAAGGTTTTGTTACAACGAATCCATTAGCAGAAGATTCAACACCTGAGAATCCAATTAGAAGATTTATTATTGGACCTCAAATCTTTAACATCATTAGAGGAGCATTGATGGATCCAGAGATGGAAGAAATGCCTACTGATTATGTAAAAGGTGTTGACTTTAGAATCAATAAAACTACTAAAGGTGGTTATGCTGATTACTCAACATCAAAATGGTCAAGAAGAGAACGTGCATTAGATGAGGCAGAGAGAGCCGCAATCGAAACACATGGTTTACACAACCTAGGTGACTTCAGACCAAAAGAGCCAACAGAAGCAGAAGTTAAAGTAATCGCAGAACTATTTGCGAAATCTGTAGAAGGTGAGGCTTATGATCTTGAGCAGTATGGACAGTACTTCAGACCTGCAGGGATGGCTTACCAAGGTAAACCACAGGTACATGTACCGACTGCATCGGCTCCGGCGGCAACACCAGTAACTGAAGCGGCACCAGTAAGTGCACCAGTGACTGCAACTGCGCCAGCACCACAACCTGAGGCGGCACCAGTTGCTCCAGCAGGCGATAGTGCCAAGAGAGCAGAAGACATCTTGAAGTTAATAAGATCAAGACAAGCAAAATAATCTGACATTTTACCAAGGCCCTAGCATTGACGTTAGGGCCTAGGTATGCTAAAATAGATGACACAAAGGACAAAATTATGACAAAAGTATTTGACGCAACAAAGTTTAGAAAGAGTATTACAAAATCAATACAAGGATTAGGAATTGGATTCAGCGATCCAACAGATTGGATCAGCACAGGAAATTACGCATTAAACTATTTGATGACCAGTGATTTTAACAGAGGTATTCCACTAGGCAAGGTGACTGTACTTGCAGGTGAATCAGGAGCAGGTAAGTCCTACATAGCATCAGGAAACATCATAAAGAATGCACAAGATCAAGGCATCTTTGTTATACTGATTGACACAGAAAACGCATTAGATGAGAAATGGTTACAAGCATTGAAAGTAGATACTTCAGAAGACAAACTTTTAAAATTAAGTATGTCAATGGTAGATGATGTAGCAAAAACTGTTTCAGAGTTTATGAAAGGTTATAAAGAGCAACACGCAGACAACAAAGAAGGTGCACCTAAAGTACTGTTTGTCATAGATAGTTTGGGCATGATGCTTACACCAACAGACGTAAATCAATTCGAAGCAGGTGACATGAAAGGTGACCTAGGTAGAAAACCCAAGGCATTGACGGCACTCGTAAGGAACTGCGTGAACATGTTTGGAAGTTGGAACGTTGGACTAATAGCAACAAACCACACTTATGCATCACAGGACATGTTTGATCCAGATGACAAGATATCAGGTGGACAAGGATTCATATACGCATCAAGTATTGTTGTTGCAATGAAGAAACTTAAACTTAAAGAGGATGAAGCCGGTAACAAAGTCACTGACGTAAGGGGTATCAGAGCCGCTTGTAAAGTTATGAAAACTAGATATGCTAAACCGTTTGAAGGCGTGCAGGTCAAAATTCCATACGAGACTGGCATGAATCCGTACAGTGGATTGGTAGAACTGTTTGAGAAAAAAGGTTTACTAGTACAAACAGGAAACAGACTCAAATATGTTGACAAAGCAGGTAAAGAACACATCGACTTTAGAAAAGCATGGGTGGGTGATAAATTAGATATGATAATGGCAGAGTTTAAAGAAGAGTCGCCCGATGAGACAACTGAGGAATCTGAAGAATAATGATAGACTTTACACACGAAGACGTAGAACGTTTGTGGAACTCCATCGTGCATTATGTACCGGAGAGACAGAAGTTGGACATGGCAATTGACTTCATTAAAAGTCTGGAAGACATAGGCGTAGATCATGACGTTCTAAAAGGATCAGCGGAGTATGATCCAAAACTAGAGGAAGCCGTCAACACTGTGTTCGAGGAAGAAGAATCTGAGGACATGGGCTACGGCGATGACGATGAATGATAAACTGGTACAACGAAGTAAGTAGGAACCTAGACAAGATACCAGACTGCGTAGCATACTTCGATAAGGAGTTATTAGAAGCAAAGAAGCAGTGTAAGATTTACGGTAATCTCGAAAGAGCCAGTGCCTCACTACCGGGCATAGTAGAAGAAAGATTCAGCCAACTACAACAACTCGAAGCAATACTAGAATACCTAAACATAGAGTTGAGAAGATTGAGATCAAAAACTTTTAGGAAATATTTAGAAAATTACAATAGAGCATTATCGAGCAGAGACGCAGAAAAATATGTAGACGGTGAAGACGATGTCGTTGACATGGACAAGATCATTAACGACTTTGCATTGATAAGAAATCAATGGCTAGGCATCACCAAAGGGCTAGATCAAAAACAATGGCAGATCACAAACATTGTAAAATTGAGAGTGGCAGGGATGGAAGATGCCGACATCAAATAGAATAATACTAACAGACGTTGACGGTGTTTTGTTGGAATGGGAACACCATTTCACAAAATGGATGGCTATGCGATCGTACTTTGACGACAAAGGCGTGAGGTATTACCCATACAAACAGTTGCCAGACATGTACAACGATTACGAAATGGCCAACAGGTATGGCGTCAGCAAGGACACAATAAGACAGGAGATAAGAGAATTCAATAGAAGTGCTTGGATGGGCACACAGAGACCAATGTTGGAATCTCAGACTTGGGTAAAATTACTGGCCGCCGAGGGTTGGACCTTCATACCAATCACTTCGCAGACATCAGATGTGCCAGCACAGGAAATGCGTAAGAAGAGATTAGGAGAACTGTTTGGAGATCATATTTTCACAAATTACCATATCTTAGGCACTGGAGCGGACAAAGATTCAGCATTATCCGAGTTTCATGGCACCGGACTATATTGGATCGAGGACAAGCCAAAGAACGCTGTACTGGGGCTCAAATACGGTTTAAAGCCTATATTAATAGACCATCCATACAATCAAAACTTTGATCATCCAGAGGTCACACGTGTAAGTAATTGGAAACAGATACATCAAATAGTTTCAGGAAGAAAATGAAAATCTACGTAGGCCACGACAGCAGGGAGGATATAGCATACCAAGTGTGTGAACACAGTATAAAGAGAAGAGACCCTTCTGCTGAGGTTATCCCGTTGAAACAGAAACAGATGAGAGATCAAGGACTGTACACCAGGCCCGTAGATAAACTTGCATCAACAGAATTCACATTCACTAGATTCTTCGTACCTTACATGAACGACTTTAAGGGGTGGGCGGTGTTCTGTGATTGCGACTTCCTTTGGAAGATACCAAGCCACGAACTTGTAAAATATTGCGATCCGTCAAAGGCAGTTGTTGTTGTACAACACGATTACAAACCCAAAGAGACGACCAAGATGGATGGACAGGTACAGGCTACATATCCAAGGAAGAACTGGTCCAGCATGGTGCTGTGGAACTGTGAACACCCCAAAAACAAAATACTTACACCAGAATTATTAAACGAAGAATCGCCAAAGTTCCTACACAGATTCAGTTGGTTAGAGGACAACGAAATAGGATCACTGCCACTGGAGTACAATTGGCTAGTGGGATGGTACAAGGAATCTCAAGATGGCACACCAAAAATACTGCACTACACAGAAGGCGGTCCATGGTTCGATGGCTACCGAGACTGTGAGTATGCCGATGATTGGAAGAAAGAATTGATCAATCTATTCAGTGCATAATGAACTGGGATAAACTTAAAAAAAATCATTACTACGATCAGCCCGTAGAACACATCATTGCAAAGGACCTAATAGATAGTTTGAAATATGACAGTTTGTACGAAAACCAAAACAACCTAGATCACCAACACTGGAAGGAATTTTGTGAAAAATATAACACAACAGCAGAACTTAAAGAAAGTTTTACCAATATAGATTTCAGTAAGGATATAATGTGCTTATGGTTCTTCAAGGAAAGAAGCGACAGCACTGCGGCCTATGTGCATTTGAAAGGCAAACAGATCAGATACGAAGCCAATACTTTCTTAATATCAAAATCAAAAGATATTAAATTTGTACACACCACAAGGAAATATATTAGAAGTCCGTTAGTTCAACTGGACATTGACGGAACGACCTACGACGATCTACTGCGAAGAATTAATAAAGTCACGTAAGGCACTGACGTCAGATTGCAAATGTCTGTCCCTTACCTTTGTCCAGACAAAGTTATCCCTCGCACCTATATTGAAGTGTTTTCTAATTTGTTTTCCAGCATCGTCATTCATAATTTTTTTAGCTTTGAACACAACACTTGGCAGAAATAGACATCGATTAAGTTTACGTGCAACTTTTTGAGTATAAGAATCAACGTGCCAATGCCAAAAATACACAGGGGCAAGGTATCCTAGTGTTTTAGTCCAGTTTTTATGAACTGCAAAGTGTG